GTTGTCGTTTGTTTTCATGGTCATACCGTCTTTGAGTAGCCGTAAATAGTGTAACTACCAGTAGTTGTTCCTGATGCAACCAAAAATTTTATGCCATCAAATTGTGTGCTACCCGATTGGTTGCCGTTATAAATCTGTACTTGCGGATTTGTGTAAGCGCCGTTGTTTCTTAAATTGTTTGTGACGTAAACTGTTGGTTCGGCAAGTTGTGGCCCGCTTATGTCAATTGTCGTCATACTCCAAAACGCGCCGGTGTCTTTACCAACAAACGCCGAACTTTGCGAGGTGCTTTGTGCTGCACCAGTTGAGGAAACTTCGCCCGCTAATCTTTGAATGTTATAGTTCGATGTCGTATCTACTGTCGCTGCACGAAATTGCATAGCCAAGTCTGCGGATGTGCTTTGATAACGAACCACAATTCTATAGTTTGTGTATGCGCTAGTAAAAACGCCGTCTGCCGTAGTGCTTGCGACCGCACTAAACGCTGTTTCCGCTTTAACACAAACAAGACCGCCCGCTGGACTAGACGCAGCAAAACTTAAATTAGCGTTAAGCGACGCAGCAGTCAAAACCTCGCCAGCGGTATATGTAGTTAATGGCATAGTGACCTCACTTTACCCTAGAACGTTGTCAGCGTTTAGGATACCAAACGACGTGTCGTCAAGTATGAACTCGTAAACAACGGTAGTTGGCGACGTAAAGTAAATGACGCTATGCCCGCTGTTTACGTTGATCGTATGCTCGATGCCCTCGACTGCTAATTCTTGTGCCAACTCGGTAGTCGTAACGCCTGACACAAACGACTTTTCAATCGTGATTGTGTCGCCTATGTCAATCACGGCCACCGTGTCACGCTGAGCGCTAGTCAACAAAGCAAATGACGTAGCCAGCGACGTGTACCTTGCCTCGGGTTCAGGGTCAAGCAAATAAATTGCCAAGTCAAGCGCCGCCGTGTTGTTATGCAACAGACTGTTAGTGATGCTGTAAGTCTGGACAAAATATTTTGTTTGACTACCAGCGTCGTCAGCGACCTGTGGATTGTTACTGCCAAGTATCTGCACGACCGCGCGGTTAGTTACCTGATCGGCTTCAAATGTTATGCCTACGCCGTTGTACGGAATGTTCGTGCCGTCATCATGAAAGTCTGCTACCGACGGTGTGAGCGTTGTGCCTAGTCGAGCGTCAAACACTAAATCGCCGTCACGCGACATAAACAAACGACCCTGCTCAGCGACATTGACGTTAGACAAATAGCCGAGCACGTTTGTACCTTGCGGAATAGTAAACGCCGCTGCACCGCCCAACGTTTGTGTGCCTGTAGCAATGTCACGGTTTAATGCTGGGAACGCTACTTCGGGTTGATCAAGTACCGCCGTGACTCGAGCGCTGCTCAATTCCTCGCTCACGTTGAATTCGTCTAAATATGTTTGTGCTAACAAATAAAAATCGTCTGCACAAAACACGGTCACCGTGTCCAAACCGCCTAACGCAAAGTTGTAGTCATAATTTACGATCACGCCGACAAACAAATATTCTTTGACGTTTAGCGAACTGTAACGCGATAGGCGTACTCGACGCATAGGCGCTAAACCCGGTTGCGATAACGGTGTGTCGTAGTACGGCGAGTTAGTGTCAAACGGGTTAAAGATGCCTGCCGTGTCAAGCATCGTAAACGACATAGTGCCAGCACTAAATTGGTCGCCCTGATCGCGACGACCACGCCTAACCGAAATACTGTTTACGCCGTCAAGCACACTCGCAAAATCTGTCGTACCGTCAAGCACATACTGCGTGTTATCAAGCACGCCAGCGGTTGTGTCGTCAAGCAAAAATGCGTCTTGAATAAACCCTGTGTCAATTTCTAGGTCATAGTTGCCACTAGCAACAACGGCTGTACCTGCCATTACGACGCAATCTGTAAATCGAGTGGCCCGTTAGTGCGCTGGTAAGCCAGCAAACTGTTTAACACGCTTTGACCAATCTCGGCGCTAGTTGACATACCGCCAGTCACGTTGATCGTTACGTCGCCACTACCGCGCGCTGCAATGCGCTCAGCGTTACCAAATGTTGTTAGCGCGCCTTGAATGGTTACTAGGTCGCCACCGCCACCAATGCCACCACCACCACCGCCGCCACCTGTACGGCTACCGCCACCGCCACCGCCGCCACCAATAAGCGTTGGGGGCAAACTAGGCATACTTGGCAAACTAGGCGTGATACTGCCCGTACCGCCTTCTCGAGCCGCGCCACCGCTAGTCGCACCGCCGCCACCGCCACCAATACGACCCAAACTAATCTCAGACAAAAACCCAAGATCGCTGCCGGGTTTAATCATGTTGATGCCCTGAATAATTAAATTGATCGCTTTGATGTAACTATTAGCCATGTATTCAAACGCGCTAACAACGCCGTTAATAACAGAGTTAACAACGTTTCTAAAACCTTCAAACTTTGTGTAAGCAACTGCAAGACCAGTAATAAGCGCCGCAATACCAAGCGCAATTAAAGTAAACGGGTTAGCCGCCATAGCAAAATTAACTGCCAAAATCGCTGTAGCAATAGCGCTAATCGTGCCAGCAATAAACAAAAACGCTTTAGGGTTACGTTGCGCCCAGTCAGCCATGCTTTGCAAATACGGCAAAACCTTTTGCAAAACTGGCAACAAACCTGCACCAATGCTTTCTTGTGTCTCAGCCAAACTATTTTTTAATATCTTGAACTGACCTGCAGCGGTGTTCGCAGACTTTGCGGCAGCGCCACCAAAGTTGTCGTTTAATGCAAGCATTACCGTGTCAAGTGACGCACCGTCTTTGATCATGCCCTTCATCTCAGGTGACAACGCTGCAAGACCTTTCATGTTGCCTGCATACGCTTTAGCCAGCGCGTCACTAACTGTTGCTAAATTGTTGCCAGTTGCAGCCGAGATATCTTGTGCAAGCGATAGCGCGTCAGTAGCCTCGCCAACATTTTTTGTACCGACAAGTAGTGCGCTAAACGCTGGTCGCAGTTCGCTGTCAGCCGTACCAGTTGCCCTCGACATAGCAGCAATCATGTCCTCAGTCGCTGCAACAGTCGCATCAGTAGCCCCAACTACGTTCTGCATCGTGTTAGCCAAAATTGCCTGTTGCTGTTCATCTTCGGCTGCCGCCTTAGCAGCCAAACCAAGCGCACCAGCCACCGCCGTAATCGCAGCCGCCGCAGGTATCGCCGCTTTGCGAATAGCAAACTGTGCCTTTTCGCCAACAGTTTCAAGTTGCTTAAATTCTTTAATTGCGCGGTCAAGTCCTTTGCCGTCAAACTCGCTAATAATCGGGATAGATAATGCCATAACTAAATGCCTCGCTGAACAGTACGTATTGCGTCTTTAACTATCTTTTCAATTTCGCGCTCAACTTTTGCAATATCTTTTTCAATCGCTGGTTTTAATATTCGAGTCTGATCGCTTGCAACAAAACCAAGTGACGCGCCAAGTTTGTTTGTATTGCGTCGCCCGGCTGTTTCCCAAACTGCGGTTGCTACGTCTTTTTGCAAAATCATAATTACGCCAACGGCTTTGCGTCGAGTGTCAAATTTCATTTGCACGCCCTTAATCGCTTTGTCAAGCCTAAACGGGAATATTTTGCGGCCGTTGCTAGTCCAACGCCTTGACATACCCGACAACGCGTACGGGTGTAATTCGTTTTCTAACGGCGCGTAAGCCGCTTTGCCAGCGTCAATCGCTGGTTGTGCAATGTCAGTTGCCTTTGCCTTAAATTCTTTTTGCAATTCAGGGTCAAGTTTTTTCAAGTTGTTTATAGCGTCTTTAACGCCTGCTACTTGAATTGTGGTTGATACCGGCATTGCGCTACCTCTTTTGCTTATTCAATAGCGTAATCACCGTTATTAGGTCGCGCGTGTCAAACTCGATTGTCGTAGGCCAGTACCCTGTTGCAACTAACAGTTCGGCTAGTTGCCTTCGGTAACTGCCTACGCCGTAAGGTTTGGGTCTGTCTCGTCTATTGCCTCAATAGTCATGTTCGGGTTTTCTTTAACCCAGTCACGATATGTTGCAGGCATTTTTTGACCGCTAAGTTTCAGCAAATTGTATGCCCAGCAAACTAGATCGGTGTAGCCGATACCTTTGCCGTCACTAATTTTGCGACCCTCAGTTTTTTCCCATTCGCAGATAACAAACATATTTGTTGTTAACTCGACTGGTGCTACGCCGTCTTGTAGATCTACTTTAAGTTTTAATCGCATTGCCTTGTCCTGTTCTCGGCCAGTTATGGCGCGTTAGATCACGTTACGTCAACTGTGTATGCGCCACCCATAAGTTCAATGTCGTAGGTAGCCAACTCGCCTAAGTTTGCGTTAATTACTGGCAACGCGCTTAGGTAAGTGTTTGTCAATTCAAAGCCCGGGTTAGTTGCGCTGTTTGCGCCGCCTGCTGGGGTTACTTTGATGTAGCACTTTGTGCCGACAAGTACCGACAACAATGCGTAACTCTCAGTTGCGGCGAATGACGCATACAAAGTCAACGTCGCGCTATTCGACTGAAGCCCAGCGGTATTTGTCCTAGCCGTACTTCCAAAAGCGGTGTCCTCTAACGCTTCCACGATGTAATTGACGGTGCATGCAGAAACTTGATCTGTGATATCCGTTGTAGATGCGCTAGTCGCGCCTATAAGCACGACTGGGTTTGAAAGATATGTGCTAGTTGCCATTGTGATTACTCCTTAGGTGTCTTTATAGTTTTACCATACCGCAACGATATGCGTGTGTATGCTCACGTTGTTTGCGCTTGCACGCCAACCGTTAGGTCATAACACGGATACTCTTGACCGCCAATTTCAAGCGTGCCGGGGCGACCCGACATAACAATCACGCTCGAGCCAAGCACCGTTGCGCTGATCTGCAATATTTCACGCAACACGGGTAGCCCTGCTGGGCCGCTGCCAACAACTTTGATAGGAAAGTCAACGCGCACAATGTTGCCGTTACCAGCAATAGTCGTAAAACTTAGCGCCTGTACAAACACGCAGTTAGGTACAAGTTTGGTTGGGTCATTGACCACCCGTAGCCCTGTAACGGCTGTGAGCGTGGCTGTGAGATCGTCTAGCGCCTCGTTTAACAGGTCTGTGTACGGTGCAGGCACTACGCCACCGCAGGTCGGTCAATACCTAACAACTGCTTGACGATAGGTGTCATTGACTGTTGCGGTGCTGACCCCATGTTGTCAAACGACGCGAACACGTTTTCTAAACTGCCTCGACTACGCCACAACGCCGCGCAATACATAATCGTGCCAAGCGTGACGTCACCGCTAGGCGACGTGCTGAGACTGTCGTTGTAACCTGCCTCGGCGCGCCTGCGACTGCAAAACTGGTTGCCTGCGCTTACGGCCTGTGTCGCCAGCGTGTAATCGTCAGACGGGTTAGTTATTGACACGCCAAGATAGGTGACAAGGTTTGCGACCGTAACCCACGTGCAGGTAGGTGTAAACGAAA